CCCGTTGCCGGTCCCAATCTCCTCGCCCGAGTCCTCGGTCCCGTCGTTGTCGATGTCGAAATACATTCGGTGACTGGTCGTGTTCTCGCGCAGCGTCCCGAACGTCCCGTCTGCGTTCTGGTCAAGCCTGACAGCCTTCGCATAGACATTTAGCCAAATGTAATCGCTCGACCCCAGATCGCTCGTCGCGTTCAGGTTTGGGACCAGTTTCGCGTCCACGATGGTATTGGTCCCGTCATCGTGCATCAAGCTCCCCGCGTTCACGCCCGTACCGTCTGGGTCCATCATTACGTAATAACGCGCGCCTGCGGACATGGAGAGATTCGTCGCGTTGGTGCAATTCGTCGCGTTCGTGCAGTTGGTCGCGGACCCTGCGGTGGTCGCGGTGATCGTCCCGTTGGTGCCAGCGACCAGACTTGCATGAGTAATCGAACAGGTGGTGGTTGCCAGTCCATATCCGCACGTCAACCTGTGGGCCGGATCGCCCGCGTTGTCATTCGTGTCGAGGTAGAGGGTAGACGCGCCGGAGTCAATCTTGGCTGCGCTCGCTGCGGTCGAAGCCGACCCTGCTGTGATGGCACTAGTCGCGCTTGATGCCGTGGTTGCCGAGCCTGCGATAGCAGCATAATCAACCGTGGAGTCGGCGTTGGCGTCGTATACGGCCTTGGTCATGTCGCCCACGCCGCCCCCTGTGCCAACGTCACACTGCGTCCAGACGGTCGGCGTGCCGACGCAGCAGTAGTGCTTCCCTGCATTGGCTCCGGTGTAGATGAGATAGACCTTCGTTTTCTCGACACTGCACGTTGCCCCCGGAGTCACTGCCGTTACGGTCGCGACCGTGTCCGATGCGCTCGCCGGATACGACTGCGCCCATACACGGTAGGCCGTCAGCGCGACAGCGCACACCGCGAGTGCTAACAGGATTCGATTCGATCGCATCGGGTTATCCTCCGCTCTGGACATTGACGTACTCGACGACGAGCACGAGCGCGGGCAACTTCACGCCCGTTCCGAACTTCTCCGAGTCGTAGGTGAGCACCGTGTCTGCCGCGACGCTGATGTAGGTCGGTGCGCCTTCGCCCTCGAATGATCCACTGTTGAGTGCAAAGGCAGACCCCCAGCTTGTCCCCTTGGTCGTGACCGTCCAGACTTTCGCCAGACCTGCCCCGAGTCCGTCCCGGGTGTAGACGCTTACCGTGGCGTAGTTGTCTGCGTGGCCCACAACCGCCTCGGTCGCGATCAAACGCACGCCGATGACCTTCGCGGCCTTGCCGGGCATCACGCCGAATAGGGTCTCGGTGTTCTCCGTCCCGGCCTCTGCGTCGGCAGGGATCACGACCGTCAGATGCTTGTGAGCAGCGCCGCTCATGGTGACCTCGTGGCCGTCTACTGTGCCAACGAGATCACCCGCCACGTCAGTCCAGTCGCCAACCTCCTCGACCGCGCCCGCGATCTGAGTGGAGAACTTCAGCAGACCGGCCCCACGCGGCTTGATGATGTCCAGCCGACGAACCGGAAGCTGCGCAGGGTCTACGATTCCAAAGGCTTCTGACATGGCCGTGTCTCCATCACCGCGCCTTGTGGCGCTTGAGTTGATCGGTGTACCGCTGCGCGCAGAACGAACAGACGAACTGCTGCTTGCCAGACTTCTCGACGAGCTTGGACCGCGTGCCCTGCCCACCCCACATCATCACGCCGCAATCGGCGCAGTATTGGAGAACGGTCGTCAGACCCTCCACGGTCGTCTTGGTCTGCGCGACGTTCGCCACTGCGCGCAACCAAGCCCGCAGCCGATTAAACAGAGCCTTCACGATTGCGCCACCAGCCGCAGGCCAATGTCCACGTTGTGGTCAGCGGTGTCGAGAATCCATCGCAGCCGCAGGCGCGCGCCGTAGTCGTGGTACGCAGCCGAGTATGTCCCAGCGACGGGAAGGTTTGTCGTGTCCGCACCGGACGCCAGATTGCGCCCGGCGTTGGTCCTATCGTGTAGCGATGGGTCGGCAGGATCGTCAGGGCCGAGCGTGCCCTCATGCGCAAGCGCGGTCCACGTAATCCCTCCGTCGGGCGACGTTTCAAGCCACACGGCGAAGCCCGAGCAGGTGGTCGTCGCCACATTCGCAACAGTTAGAACCGCGATGAACGGACCGATTACAATCTCCGTCTCGCCTCCGGCACCGCTCGTTCCGATGGTCGAAAGCGGGTAAATCTCAACGGTGGTCGCCACTCAGTCCTCCTCGCTGTCGTCGTACTCGCCGGTCGGAATCTCGACCACGGGCGCAGCCGCCCGCTGGCAATTCGGATGCCCGATGGGGCTGGCCGCGTAGTCGGACACGGTCCAGACCTGCCCGTTCGCCTCGGCGTCGTCCTGCACGCCAACCTCGTCGTCGGGAGCGCCAGCCGAATCGTCGTGACCATCAGGCAAGCAGCCGGGTCCGTCCAGTATCGTGACCTTCTCGACACCGTTCTCGGCGTAAGCCGCCGCCGCGCCTTTGTTGTACCCGATCGCGGTCTCGGTCCGGGCGATGGTCTCGGCACGCCAGTCACCGAACGCGATGTCGCGCAACTCCTCGGTCAGCTTGCGCGTGCCCCACCCCTCCTCGATGGCGCTCGCGACCAGACGGTTGATGTCCTCGCGCACGGTCTCGGTGATCGCCCACCGGGGGTTCGGGTTGTCTACGAGGTCGCCGCCCACCCACTTCTTGCCGACGAGTTCGGCAGCGCGGTCGTGCGCGTAGGCGGTCGCGTTCTTCGGCGGCTCGGACCACTCAAGCCCGAGCGCGTTGGTCGCGGCCTGCGCGCCTGCTGTCGTGAGGGTCTCAAGCGTGTCGGCCAACTCCCCGACGAGCGCGTCCCAGTCCACGCCCGCGAGCGGGTCGTCCTGTGCAGCCTTCGCAGCACCGGAGCTGGCGTTCAGCTTTGCGACGGCCCACGGCACGACAGTCTTGTACGCCCGGGAGAACGCACGGCGCACGGCGGTCTTGATGTCTCGCTGCGCTCTGACCTTTACGGAAGCAGGCGTCGGGCGGCGGCCGACCTTGGCGAACGCCGCCTCGACCTGATCGCGGTTGCCCGCCTTCGCCAACCAGCCCCGCAAGGCATCAGCACTCATCGCAGGGATTACGTTCGTGACGAAGGCGCGAACAGGACGACCAGCCTCCACGTCCTTGATCGCGATCTTGCGCCAACGCGACAGGTCGGCTTTGACGGCCACGTCCTCAGGAGCCGGAGGCGCTTGCGGCGCTCCGGGCAAAGTAGTAGCCGGAGCAGCCGGGGAGGCGGCTCCGGCCGTGTTCTGCCCAACCAGAGCCGGGGGCATCGGCTTCGGTTCGGGCTTCGGTGCGAAGGCGTCACGGAGTAGGACCGGACCACCTGCGGTCATCACGAATGGCTCGTCGGCCCAGTCTTCGGCGTAGCGGGCCTCGCCTCTGCGGGTGCGCACTTCGTTGATCGTGCGTTCGCCAACGGCGAGCAGGCGCGTGTCCTCGTCCAGATCGAGTGCCTGATTTTCCTCGCGCTCCTCGGTCCACTGAAATTCGATCTGCGGCATCCTGAAGTGCAGCCGGATCACTTCGTTGATCCGCGCCGCGATGAACCGCTTGACCGGCTCGTACCCTTGCGCGTTCTGCGAGCGATCCATCTGCCCCGCGCTCGCGCGGTTGACCTGCTTCGCAACCCACAGCGGAGACACGCCGAAGGCGTAGGCGATCACGCGCGCGATGTACTCGTCGAACTCGTAGCGCCACTCCTCGTTCTTGGTCGCGGTGTATCCCGCGCCGTCGCCGCCCGGGACGAACAGCAGGCCACCCGCTCTCCGGTCCGAGTCGCCGCGCAGCGAGTCGTCCCAGAACTTCTGGAACTTCGCGATCTGCATATCGGTCCAGTTACTCGGGGTGCCGTAGATCGCATCGGGGATCGTGCCCGACGTGTACCACGCGAGGTAGTGAAGCTCGCGCCGTATCGCGAGGTTGATGATCAGCGCGATCATCTCGACAGGCGACTGTCCGTAGGGCGTCCATGACCGTGTGTTCTTCGGGCGATACAGGAGTTGATCGGACGCGAACTGCGTCTCGGGCCGACCGAGGATGATCTGCTGATAGGCCACGTCAGGCGGGAGCGGCGTCTGCCCGAGTATGTCGACGATGGGTTTGATCGTCGCCCCGTCGATGACCTGCAAGGCGAGCATCCGACCCGCCCGATCACGACGCGGGACCAGCGTCACAGAGTCGGTCACGAGAAGCTCGTCGATCAGCTTCGACAGCCACAGGTCCCACGGATGCACACGGTCGGGCACTTCGAAGAACGTCCGCAGCGCCGTGACCTGCGGCTCGTACTTCTCGTGTGCGTCCGCGAACTCGTCGCGCACGGCAACCGTCCAGTCGCCCGAGACCACCGACGACCGGATGGACTGGATCACGGCGCGCGTCCCGCCATGGGATTCGGCGAGCGCGCGCAGCGTCGTAAAGGGCGACAGGCGGGCGTCCTCGGAGCGCGGGGTGATCTGGACGTTCCGCCCTGACATGACGGGGAACAGCCGGGGCGGGGCGTCAGGCGTCGTGACCGCCGGCTGCATCGGCTGCATCGGGTCGCTGATGCGCGCCCCGGCGTCCAGAGCATCAGGCGTCAGGCCCGCCCGCATCGCAGCCGAGTACAGGTCGCGCGTGCGGTCCAGCGCAACAACGGCAGGCATCCGCCCGGCTGCGAAGTCTGCTTTGACGCTGGCGATCTGACCCTGAATCGCAAGGGCCTGATCGGAGAGCGACACGCGCCGGATCGGTGTCGGCATGGGCGTCAGGCGATGCGCAGGAGTTGAACCACGAGGTCGGCGTCGTCCGCCTGAAACACGAGCTTGCCTGCGTTCAGTCCAGACCGCTGGTTGTAGACCTCGGGCGGGAATGGACCTAGAACGTGCATCGTGGCCTTCGGGATCGAGTACGTCTTGGCCGCGACGGTCTGACCTTCGATGGTCTGCCCGATGGCGACGGTGAGCGTATGCGGATCGTCCGAGTCTTTGTTCTGCACGAGGATCACGACCGCGCCATCGTTAGCAACGATCATGTCTGTCGAGACCGCGTTAAACATATCCGCCGTTGCGAACAACGTCGAAGATACTGTTCGGGTGGACTGTTTTACGAGGGGTTCCGTTAGTGGCATATCAAGCCTCCGTCATGGGTCGGTTCGCGGACAACGTCCGAGATTGCATGAAAGACATGAGCCCCGCGTGTGGGGCCATTGAATCCGCGAACGCCAGGACCATCGCATCCCAGTAGTCCGGGCTCTTGCCTGTGCGCTTGCGGTACTCGCCCTTTGATTCGACCTTGCGTCGGCTTCCGGTCGAGTAACCAACCTTGAGCGTCGAGCCTTCGGCCATCAGCGTCGTGCCCTCGCGGATGTCCGGCGCGACCGCGATCAGCCCTTCGCGGAACCGATCCTGCATCGCCTGCGTCAGCTCGCTTCTGGAGTTGATGTGCTTTGTCGTATCGGTCGCTGAGGTTCCGACGTCGACGCCAACAACGGAGACGTCCATGGCCTGGAGTTGGTCCGTCACCCCTCCGCCTACGCCAACGTCGTCGACGTACACGGTCTCGGCCTCCCACTCCGCGGCGAGCTCCTTGACGCGCGCGCTCGTGTAGACCG